TTAAACACTTCTTATTCTCAAGATATTGAAGATAAGTCTGGTGGAAGGAGCTGGTACCTTGGCTGATACTTTTAAAAACACTGGTTTAGATATGACCACTACTGGTCCAACAACCATTTACACCGTTCCAACAGCGGCACCAGGAACAACGGGAACTCCACCTATTTTTCCAACTACAGCAGTAATTAAATCTATTATTGTCTGCAATGATTCGGCAAACACTACTGAGTATACTATCGAATGGACAGACAGTAGCGCTTCGGCAACTTATAAAATTACTAATGATAAGACTATTGCTACTGACACCACCTATGAAGTTTTATCACAGCCTCTAGTTTTGGAAGAATCAGACTTGATTAAAATTACAGCGAACGCTGCCAATGAAATTCACATCACTTTAAGCCTATTGGAAATAACAAAAGGAGATTTGTAATCGACCTTCATTCTTTATTTGTTACTCCTATTTTTTCTATAAATTTAGCAGGTTATGAAAATCTTATTGAAGTTATAAAAAATATTCAAAAGAAAACCCCTACAAGTATTGAAGGAAAAAGCAATGATGGGGGTTGGCATAGCCATGATTTTTTACATGAAGATGAGAAATTTGCTAAAATAAAAACAGAGATAATTGAAATGGCGAAAGAGACAATGAGTCACTTATTCATCATCGATCAAATAGTCCCTGTAATTACAGGTATGTGGGCCGTGGTCAATGGTCCAGGAAGCAGTAATCGTTTACATAGTCACCCCTATAATAATATGTCGGGAGTCCTTTATTTACAAGTACCTAAAGACAGTGGAGCTCTTGTTTTTCATGATCCTCGTCCTCAGAGTGAAGTCCTAGCTCCTCCTAAAAAACCGGGAGAAAGCATACATACCTCTTCTCGAGTTTCTTGGAAACCTAAGTCAAATGATATACTATTTTTTCCTTCATGGCTTACTCATGAAGTTGAGAAAAATAATTCACAAGAAGAAAGAATTGTGATAAGTTTTAATTTGGAATTAAAAAGGAGAAACAATGGCTAAAATCATAGAAGAAGCAAAAGTCTTAGGGGAAATTGATGCGGGTGATGGTCGTATGGTACCTCATATAAGATGTCGTTCAGAGACTACAATTACTAATACAGAAACAAATCAAGAATATAATTCAGAAGAACATGCTACCAATGATGTAGCTGATCCTGATACAGTCACAAAAGAAGACCATCTTAGACGAGATGTAAAAATATTTGCCCCGTCTTTAGCCGATATGGTGGGTTCAAACGACAATAATTAAGCACTGCAAGCTATGTTATATTTTCTTGATTTAATTCTATTTTTTCTTTCACAGGATCTTTTATAACTTCGCATTCTACGTCAGCTTCATTACCATTAAGCATTACTTTTTCATTAGAGGTATCATGACAACCACACCCTTTTAGGTGTTCTGATAGTGTTTTTTGTAGTCTTTCATTATCTCTCTCTGTGGCTAATAAACGTTCGTGATAGCGGCTCACCTTGTCAGCGAGGACAGCTATAGCTTTCAATACTTCTTGATTTTCCATAATATCTCCTGTGATTTAAATTTTTGGGTGAGAACCAATTTAACCATATTTTGCATCAAAGCAACAGAACTTTTTAAAATTGTTTTCTTGACACAAAATACATGATATGAAAGTAACAGAATCAGAAAAAAGAATGAACATAGATATTCTCGATAACCCTACTAGGGATTATTTTCATAAGAATTATGAAAGTCAAAATATTCCCTGTTTAATAAAAAACTATTCTTTAGATTGGCCTATTTTAAAAATGCCTGAGCATTATATAGCTAAAAAATTAAACATAGGAAATTTTTATCAGTATTTAAAAAGAGACTGTAATTATCTTTTACCTGACAAAGAAGATGTTTTTTATATAAGAGATTATTTAATTGCTGATAGTGTTCTACATAATTCTTATTCTGTTCCTTCTTACTTTGCTGATGCCCCTTTTCAACCTAATGAATGGAAATGGTTATATTGGGGCCCTCCTTCTTCTTCTTCTAAAATACATACTGATACTACCCAGTCATCTGCATGGAATGTTATTATATCAGGTAAAAAAATGTGGTGGTTTTGGTTTAATAATAAAACTTATTATTGCACTCAAAAAGAAAAAGAAATTATTTTTACTCCAGGCAACATAGAACATGCAGCTTGTAATATAACTTCGTGTCTTTCTATTACCCATAATTATTTAAGAGATCATGAAAAAATTAAATGGGCTACACAATGACAGAGTTTTATACTTATAATAATACTTCAATCTCCCCGTTAATTCATTTTATTAACTTACATTTTAAACATAAATTAATTGGTGTTGAGATCGGTGTAGGTCAAGGTTTATCAATGTTTGAAGTTTTAGAAAAATGTGAATTAATAAAAATGTATTATGGTATTGATTCTTATCTTCCATTTGAAGATCACATTACTTATGGAAAAGAAAAAATATATTATGATCAAAAAGGCCAAGACCTTAGTAAAACAATGTTATACCATTATTTAAAACACAGTAAGGGAAAAGAAAAAGTAAAGATAATTGAAAAAAAATCTCATATTGCTGTGGAAGAATTTCCTAATGAATACTTTGATTTTATTTTTTTAGATGCATTTCCTACTTATGAAAATGCTGTACAAGATTTTACTTTATGGTTTCCTAAATTAAAACTTAATGGATTATTTTGTGGTCACGACTTTAATAGTAAAATTATTCAAGAGGCTTTGTTTGATTTTTTAAAATTAATTAAATTAAATAAAAAATTAAGTATAGCAAATGACACATGGGCTTTTATTAAATGAAAATTAAATATTTTTTTTTACAAAATAGTTTTCCTGATTCTTTACGTTTATCTTTTGATAAAGAAATACCTAATCAAGGTAAGGGGTATCATCGTTGTTATGCACATAAATGGGCAAACTTAAATAGATTTACTGTAAGCTGTCCTTATGATTTAAATTTTACTATTAACCCTATTGAGGGACAAGAAGAATATAGTATTACTTTTCATGATGTATACACTTCAAATTTATTTAAAGATGGATTAATACAAGTAGCATTTAACGATGCAGTAGTTCGTCACAAACCTGTGTTTCAAATTCCTTTAAATGTAGTTTTTTATACTAAAGAAACTTGTTTTTTAGAAACAGGATCTCCTAATAATTTTCAACATAATTTAAAATTTATCAATGGTAAGTTTGACATATCATCTTGGGTCCGTCCTCTTAATATAGCATTTGAAATACAAAGTAATCATCAAAAGATACATATAAAAAGAAATGAAAATATCGGTGAATTAATTTTTCATACATCTAGAATTAATGAAAATATTATTTTAGAAGAAAACGAAAATCCTTCTTCTCAACTTTTAAATCTAAGTCAAGGAAATTCAAAAGTATCAGGTTATATTAAAAATACTAAAATTTTAATTGGTAAAGGAAAAAAACTACTACAAAAAATTATATGATTTATAAATCTAAATTAATTATAAATAACAAAAAAGACTTTGTTAAAGAAATACATGCGGCAGCAGATATCCATCGTGAAGCTTTTCCAGGAAAAGATTTAACCTGGGGGTATAATCTTTATAATACATTTGGTATTACTTCTCCTTCTAAATTATTTTATGAACTCTTTAAAGAATTACGCACAGTAATTTTAAATTATACTGATTCTAAATACATATGGATGCAGTCGTGGATTAATTTTCATCAGCAAAATGAAGTGTTACATTGGCATAGTCATGAGTGGGATTTTCATGGGTACATAACTATTGAACCTCATCAAACAAGAACAGTATTTGAAAACTTTGAAATTGTTAATGAGGTAGGAAATATTTATATAGGTCCTGGTGATCTTTATCACAAGGTTATTGTAGATAAGAAATTTAATACTCCTCGTATAACTCTTGGTTTTGATTGTCATATAAAACCTTTAACACAACCTAACAATACAATTGGTTTAATACCTATTATACGATAATGGAATATTATTCTTTTTCAAAAAACATTATAGCTGCTAATGATTTTTTACCTCCAGATATAATAGACAAGCTATATGTAGATTTTTTAAATTTAAGAAATTATTTTGATATATCTGAATGGCAAGATAAAAAAGAAATTAAAAAAGAATTTTATTCTCCTCATTGTGGAGGCTTTGATTTTTGGATCACAGATAAAAATGTTAAAGAATTTAAAAACACTACTATTTTACAATTAAAATCATGGTTCGTGCACCAAGGATTATTAGCTTATATTCAAGATAATTTTTCTAACTCTGTATTTGATTTATTAAATAGAAAATTAAAGTTTTCAATTCATGTTGTTTCCTATAATAAAGGAGGATATTATAATTGGCATCAAGATATTAATCCAAAGAATATATTTACGATGAATTTAATTTTACAAAAACCCAGTAATTTAATAGGTGGAGAATTTTTATTTAAAGATAATAATAAAATAATTAAAACCAATAACACGCATAATTTTTTTTCTTGTTTTCCTTCTTTTATATGGCATGCAGTTAAACCTTTACAAGCAGATAAAGAAGTATCTTTTTTAGAACAACGATTTAGTATTCAATTTTGGTGGAGATTAGATGAATAGTATTTTTATACAAGATAATTTTTTTGAAGATGATGTCTTTCAAAAAATAAAATTAGAAATACCTACAGTAGAATTTACTCCTCCTCCTAATGAAACTCGAGCTTATCAATCTTCTTATTGGTTTGATCATAAACTACCGGTAATGTGTGAAGTCCAAAAATTAATTTACAAAAATATAAAACTTTATTTTAATAAAGAAGTAGATCTTGATTGTGTATCAGATGTAGATTGTATGTATACTATGTCTAATGCGAAAGATCATCCACGCCCACATACTGACGGTTCAGCAACTCATCAATGTCTTATCTACATAAAAGGAGATCTACACTTGGCTAATGGCACAGGGTTTTATACTCGTGATTTAGAAGATAAATTAAAATTTCATTTAAATTTAAATGTAGGATTTAAAGAAAATAGAGCTGTATTTTTTTCTTCTGATAATTGGCACTCCGCTATGCAGTGGTCGGGTGAAAGTTCATGGAGATATAGTATTGCTAATTTTATGACAATGAAAGGTGAAAAATGAAAAAGCAAATTATAGTAGAAGGACGTTTTATTAGCAAATTTGTTGTTCCTCAAAAATATATTAAAGATTTAAATAATTGTTATGAAAAAGCAAAAACTCATTTAACAAGTTATGGTCATAGATTAGCAGGAAGATTAGATTCAGAATTAAATATGATGACATTAATTGAAAAAACGCAGGCTTTTAAATATTTTGTAAACTGTATAAGTGATCATGTTCAAACAAGTGAAGATTTTAGTGTGTTTCCTTCTGGTCCACATCACCTAGATATTAATGGTTGTTGGATTAATGATATGACAGAAGGAGAGTATAACCCTCCACACACACATCATGACGGTACGGGTTGGTCTACTGTTTTATTTTTAAAAGTTCCCGAATTTATTGATGACACAAAAGATCCTCATAAATTTAAAGATGGTCAATTGTGTTTTATAATGAATCAAAATATATGTCATTATGTTACTCCTAAAGTAGGAGATTTTTATATATTTAGAGCAGATCATCAACATTGTGTAATGCCTTTTAAAACGAAAAAACCAGGTGCTATAAGACGTTCAATGTCATTTAATTTTATAAAGGTAACAAATAATGTTTGAAAAAAAAATAAAATTTACAGCAACAAATAAAGAATTTTTAAATATATGGCCTCACCCACGCCCTGCTTCTCGTTTTATTCCTGAAGAATATAAAAAACTAGAGCGATTTACAGATGGTAATTTACACAAAGCAACATTAAAAACATGTATGCCTTTTCTTGATTCTTTAACGGCTGGATATATTATTCCATTTGATCAAGACTATGTAGTTGATCCAGTAGAATCGGACTTTAGTGTTACGCCCGCCAATAGAGAAGATCAGGTTTTTGAATATCATAACAAAACACAACTACCAAAAGAATGGCATAAAGTATCTGGAGAAAATGCTGGCAAGTTCCATAATAAATGGTTAATTAAAACACCTCCTGGATACAGTTGTTTATTTACTCAACCTATGAATAGATATTCTGAAGATAGATTTAAAATTATTGATGGGATCGTAGATACAGACACATATATTAATGTTATTAATTTTCCTTTTATTTTAAAAAAAAAAGACAAACAATTTTTATTTAAAAAAGGTGATCCTATGGTTCAAGTTATTCCTTTTAAACGAGAGTCTTGGAAAATGTGGTCGGGATTTTTTTATGAAAAAGGACATAGTAAAACCCAACGATTAATTTTAAGTGAGTGGATGGATAAATATAAAAAGTTTTTTTGGAATAAAAAAAGTTTTAAATAACTAATTAAGAATTATCGTCAGGATCGCTGTAGTTAGGATCAGCTATTAATTCATCTTTTCTAGTCTGTCCCCAATCTAATAAATTTTGAACTGTAGTAGTACCGGTAACAATATCACTTGTAGAATTTAAATCTGTATTACCTTTCATTTTTCCTGAAGGACCACAATATTGTATTTCATTATCACCCGATAAAGTATTATAAATAATGTAATGGATGTTATTATCTCCTGGCTGACCAGATAGTAAAGCGGGCATTGAGTCTCCTTTTTTTGCCCATTCAATTCTAAAGTCATCTACTTTTATATAGTCCCCATTAGATATTACTATTTCCGTTGCCATTGTATTTCTCCTTAGTGTTTTATAATATAGTTAACCACCACATATGGTGAAAATGTATTTGTTCCTGCGGCTGTTACGGCTCCTGTTAATGCATTCGTTAAAGCTGCCGTTCCTGTAATAGTAGATGAAACCGCAACGGTTCCAGTTAAAGTCCCTGCAAGAGTCCCTGTGGCATGATTATGTGCTGTTCCTGATCCTGCACTACCTGAAGCATAATAATCAAAACGACCTTGAGAAGATTGTAATCTTCCTGATCCTGAAGGACCCCCTCTTAATAACAAAGTATGTGTATGAGAGGCTAATTGGGCTGTAGTTAAAGCTGTAGTTCCAATATCCCCTGTCATTGTCACTGCTTGATTATTAGCTACAGTGCTTGTCACTGCTTGATTATTTGCCAGTGTACTATTAACCGCTTGATTATTAGTAACAGATACGGTTACCGTATTTGCGCCACCTGTTGCAGCTAAATTATATGTATTTCCATCATATCCTTGTGGGGTTTTTCCTTGTAGTTGTGGAACATTAAAAGTTGTTGATCCATTACCTGCTCCATAAGTAGTAGAAAGCACAACAAAAAGTTCAGCATAAGTAGTTCGAGAAACTGCTGCACCATCGCATAATAAATATCCTACAGGTGCTGCCGTTTTACCCCAAGGTTTAATAGTTCCTACTTCGCTTCTATTTATAAAATCTTGTAAATTAGTCATTGTATTTTAATCTCCATCCAAAAGTTCCATCATAAAAAACTAAAGCAATTCCTGAACTATTTGTTGAAATTGTCATATCAGCCGCTGATCCCATAATTGGTTGGCTATTACGTCCAACTGTAATGTTATTTGTTCCTGCTGTACCTTCAGCATCAATAATTTTAACTTGCATTCCTATGGTTGGGGAAGCGGGCAGTGTTAAAGTAAAAGCTCCGGCTGATGTATCAGCAAAAATATTATCTCCGTCAGCCATAGTATAGTTAGCTGTTTTCGTTGTCCAAGCTTCTCCTAAACCTGCTAAAGAGAATATATCATACCAGGTAGTTCCGTCTGTTGCCACCATACGATATTTACCGTTTGCAATACTTAGAGTATTCCCTGTGGCTCCTAATCTAGCAGTTATGGTAGCTCCGCCTCCAATGTTATTATAAAGTCCGTAAGTTTTTTGAGTTGCGGGGAATTGAATGGTTTGAGTTGTAGAAACTGTTCCTGTAAAAACTAAATTAGCTTGCCGTGCCTGGTTATTAGCTGCGGTTTGTGGACCATCAGCATTAGTTAATGTTACTCCTGTTCCTGTAGTAAGAGCGGGAACTGCGTACACACCAGCAATAGCAAACTCAAAGACTTGAGAATAGTTATTGTTTGTAATAGTACCCCAAGTTCCAGAATTTTCTCCTGTTACTTGTAGTTCCGTTCTAAGACCAGTTGAATAGGTTACCATTTAATCTCCTAATTAAGTTTTATTGATTATTATTAAGTTTGTCAAAACTTTTATGCAGCCTTAGTTACTTCTGTCCAACTAATAGAACTGTTTGAATCATCAACAACATTCCAACCTGTAATGTCAATATCTCCAGTAGAGACTGTACCTCCAACGCCTGTTAAAGTCAAGGTGGAGCTCGCCTCAATACTTGGATCACCAAGAGAGGTTGTTGCACTTACTCCTGTTAAAGCATAGGAAGATGTTTGCGTTGCATCTCCTACTGCTGATGTTGCAGCTTGTCCTGTAGGTGTAACACTAACTGATCCTACAAAACCTAGATCTCCTTCGTAAACTGTAAGACTAACACCTGTTGCTGTTATAATTGCTGATCCTGATATTGTAGGTGCTCCAATAGCGGAGGTCGCACTTACACCCGTGGCTGTAACATTACAATCACCCGTAATAGTAGATGATCCTAAGGATCCTGTTAATAAAGTTCCCGCAGGCTCTACTGTTGGACTAATTTCTATTCCTACATCCCCCGTACTTGCATCTAATTCTGGTTCACTAGCTGCTACAATGGTTATCGTTGCATCAGCCGTAACCGAGTATGTTCCAATTGAGGTTGATGCACTTACGCCCGTTACAAATATAGAAGTAAGAACGTCACCTACACTAGATGACAAACCCGCCGCTGTTATTGTTGGAGCAACATCCCCTTGGAATATCATATCTCCCGTAGTGGAAGTAGCACTTACACCCGTTAGGGCATATGATGTTGCAAGTGTGCCCCATAAATTATCTCCCCAACCAATGACTTCACCCGTGTCTCCATTATAGGCTCTTCCCCAACCACTTTGAGCGCCCGTAGTTACAAGGGATGATCCGTCTCCAATAGCAGAGGTGAGTCCAACACCTGTTGCGGTGACGTTACAATCGCCTGTAACGGAAGTTACATCATTAGTATTGGAAGTGAGTGAATTGCCTGTGACATTAACGACTGCCAATCCTGTACCAGTAGCCGTACCTGTAGTAGACGTGGTACCAAGACCCGTAAGCGTTACGTTACATGTACCCGTAATAGTTGGGGTAGCAGTTGTTGAAGTGAGGCTGACACCCGTTGCTTCGACAGGAGCGTATTGTCCCCATGTACCACTGCCCCAAGTTAGTCGGCCCCATCCTTGGACGGAGGCCATAAATTATCTCCTTATGCGATTCTTAAAATTGCAGCAGTTGCTTCAGCAGCAGGGAATGTAATTGTAAACGTTCCTGCAGTTGAAGTTTTGACACCACCGAAATCTAAAACACAGACAGATGCATTGGTTGTTAGACCTGTTACAGTTGAGCTATTGTAAATTACAGCAGCTTGTGCAGAAATTGTTGCACTTGTAAACGATAAGTCTGGTGAGAAATCACAAACAGCAGTGTCACCTGATAAAGCTGGTGTTACTGATGTTAAAGCTCCTCCGCCTTCAGAATAAGTTCCTGAAGCCGCTACTTCATCCGTTTGTTGAAAAACAGTTGTTGATTTTGATAACGTCGCTTCTGCGTCGTATAATGCTAGTTTAAAAGCGTTCCCTGTCGTAGCCGTAAAATTGTGTAGGCCTTTCAGGATCTCCACTTTAAAACTGTTAGATACAGCTTGAGTAATTGCCATAATAATCTCCTATGGGTTCCTTGATTCGAGAGGGATACGAATAACGCCGTCCCGAAATTCGTCTCTACGGTCACGCCCCATCTCATATGTGGCAAGAGCCTGTACAGACTGATTAAACATTTTATCATAGTATTGTATCATATCCGCTGGACCTTTCAAGTATCCAAGTGCTTGTAAAATACAACCATATAAAAGCACGTTCGGAGCATTTTGACTTAACCAAGTA